AAATTGGTTTGATGGAAAAGAAACACCAAACCATAGTGTATCTTTAAAGGCAGATGGTGGAGTTAGTGTAGTATTTGGTAAAAAGAATGATGGTCATTACTTTATATCTTACAAATCTGGAAAAAAGTTATTTCATAGTCATGAAGAAATAGATTCTGCTGGAGTTCCTTGGGCGGAAGATGGAAAAAAGATATTCGCAAAAATACAACAAATGAATATAAAACCTGGAACAGCATTTCAGGGAGATATGTTGTGGGTGGATAGAAATGAATTGGATAATGGTATAGCAAGACCTAATACAATAAAATATAAAACAACTCACCATCCAATGGGAATAGCAGTTCACAGTCAATACAATGTATCAGATAATGAAGATCTTGCTAAAGTATCAAGCACTCCAGACATTCATCAACTTCATCATCCAGAAGTTCATATACCAGATCTTCAGTTAAAAGCAGGAAGTATAAAATTAGATCAGAATCAAAAAGCAAAAGTAGACAAATCATTAATTTCTGCTAGAAAAACATTAACACAAGAAACAAAAGATTATCTGTCATCTGTTCCAGGAGACAAGCACGTTCATAAGTTTCTACAAGAATATTTTAATGAAGCAGTTGCTACTACAGGAAAGAGATCTATTAAAGATCTTAAAAAATATATAGATACTGCTCTTAGTTCAAAAATAACATCTAAAGCATACATGGACAAGTCTTCTCAAAGAAAGATGTCTTCATCTAAAGATCCATCAGTAAATGAAAGAATGCGAAATGATTTAAGAGCACACTTAAATCAACACATAACTGATAATGAAACACATCTTTCTAATCTATTCAAACATCACAATGCCATTGCCGACGCAAAACATGTAATGTTAGATGCTGTTAAAACACATCAAGATAAGCACTCAATAGTCCCACATTCTGGATTCGAACATGAGGGAATTGTTTCTGCTCTTGGAAAACCAGGAGAGACTGAAACTCTTGCTAAACTCACAAGAGAAGGTGAAACTGGATTCAGTTCGCAGAATAGAGAAAGAGGAGTCGAAAGATTCCCAGAACAATATGGCATTGTAAAAGAAGAGATGGGTGCTGCTGCTGTAGGTGGCGGAAATTTGATGACAGCAAGTTCGGGTGCTATATCTGGAATGGGATATAATATGGGTGGTCCTCCACCGGATGATGTTAAAGTCTCTAAAGAAGCACAAGCAGCATACACTAGAGCAAATATGTCTCAGATTCCAGTTGATAGAAGTCAACCAACAAGAAGAAGAATTGCTAGGAAGTTTCTCGGAAATCTCAATGTAGGAAGGGAAGCATACTAATGGCAAAAAATAAAAACAAAAAAGGCAATGAGTCTAAGGAATATTATTTTTGTACTCATGTAAATGCTGCTGGATACCAATTTGAATTACTTTTAACAGAAAAAGAATTTGATGCTGCTGTTAAAAGAGCAGAAATGAATCCAGAAGATATTCCTGAAAATTATATTGTTTTACAAGGAGTTAAAAAGAAATGCCAATAGAACTTCTCACACTTATCGGTGGATCTGCTACTGGATTCTTGTTTCGATACATGGCAGAAAAACGCCAAGCAGAACAAGAAAACTTTAAAAGACTATTAGATTTAAATAATTTTAGCGAAAAGACTAGAGAGACTGCCGCTAAGAGAGTCCCTATTGATGCTGGTAAAGCAGTAAGACAAATCATTGTCTTGGCAGTTTTGTTTGGTACAATAGCAGCACCATTCGTTCTTCCATTCTTTGGAATACCAACTGTGGTTGAAATCAATCAAACACATCCAGAAATTTTATTTGGTTTGATTCCACAAACATCAGAAACTATTTTTCAGACTGTGAATGGATATTTGTTTACTCAAGAGAATCGTCAGATTTTATTAGCGATTGTTGGGTTCTATTTTGGTAGTGCTACAGCAGGAAATAAATCATGAAATATTTTTTAATTTTAATACTATGCGTATTAGCATCTTGTAAGTCTGTATGTAAAACAAACGGATTACAAACAACACCAGACGTTTTAAATAAAACAACCGATACAGTTATAGCAAAGGATACTACTGCTGATCTTCCAAAGGGAACTCATATAAAAACAGATTCAGAGAAAAAGACAGAAGTAACTTTAGAACACGATACTGTGGTTATTATAAAACCAGAAACATCACAAGAACCAATTATTGAAAAACCACAAGAAGTTATTGTTCCTAAAAATACTACTGTAATTCTACCAGAAAATACTAGTATTCAAACTACTGATACAACCAAGATTAATATTGAAGCACAGACCGAAGTACAACTACCTGTAGGCACAGAAGTAAAAATGAGCAGAGTGAATTGGTATGCTTTATTGTTTTATCTAACAATTATCTTCGGTTTAGCATGGTATTATCTTCAAGGTAAGGGTGAAGATAAGGATGGAGATGGGTTTGTAGATCAGAAGAAAAAATTAAAGAATAGAAAGTAAAGTTTTACAGATATAAAAAGAATCTACTATATCTGTAACTGGACTTCCTAATAAAGTCTTTGAAGGGGTGATGATCTGTTGAAGGTCCACCCCTGTTTCATGTAAAAAACTTTTAAACATTGATTCTTTGTCAGCATTTCCTTTTCCTGTTGCCAACTTCTTTACTTTAGTTGGTTCTATTATTTCAACAGGAATACTTAACTGATAAAATTTATATTTCAATATTCCAGTATTTTCAGCAATATTAAATACTCTACCAGTGGCATTGTAGGCATATCCCTCTAATGCTACCTGATCAGATCCAACTGTAACTCTCATCACCCAATCTGATATAGAATCATATCTTTCACAATCTTCGTCGTAGGGTTTAAATAACTCACCGTAAACATTACTATAAAAGGTACAGGCATATTTTTTAATATCTGTTAAAAAATAAAAATTACAATTTTCAAATGTGAATTTTTTTGAAGTATCAAATACACAAATGGCAGGTCCGTTAAGAGAATAGTCTATAGCAGAAATAATCATCTAAAGTATCTATAAAGAAACAACCCCCATTTCTGGGGGTTGTTTTTTGCTCAAACTTTACTTATGATTTAGGAACGCTATTGTAGCATCCATATGCCTTTACACCATTATATTCATATCCACCTTCAATTGGTTTCCATTTAGCTCTTCTTCCAGTATCAGTAAATGTTGCAATATTATCCCAGTGAAGATCACAATCTGTGAGGATGACATCTTCCATGTCTCTAGTTTCCCAACCATCTTCTGAGGTATCTCCACCGAAAAGCATCTTTTGATAAGGAGACTTGTGGTTAATGAGAAGAATGTGGAATGCCTTATTATTAATCTGAGTAAATGGAGGTCCACCAGCATTCACGATGTTCTTTGCTAATCTTGGTCGTGGAACATGGATGAATGTATTGTTCACGAACGCAGAATTACCAAAGTAACATTGTTTATCAACATCGGGAATAAATTCTGGTCTATTTCCAAAAAACCAATCTTTTCCTGCCAAAACAGGTCTAGCAAAGATTCCCTGAACACAATCTACACCAGTGGCATATACTCCACTCATTATGACATTTTCGTGTGTTTCCCACATCTGATAAATGTCTGAATGTTTTGGAGTCAAGAAACCTGCAAAGGTATCAATTGTTACATTGAAGATTCCATTTGCCCTTGAGAATGCATCACCCCATATTCTGCGAATGGTCGAGTTTCTGACCATCGGTGTGCTATTATATCCAGAGCAGAAGTTGCTGAGATGACAGTCAGTGAAGAAGTGTTCTCCACCTATACATCTAAATACAACCGCATCTTTACCATTGGTTGAAAGAGGAATGGACTTGTCTGGATGACCCTTATTCTGTAAACCATTTTCATACCACGCCTCATTTGATGGATTGATGAACTTGCAATTGTCCCACCACATATCCTTTCCTGAGAAGTATCCGACTCTTCCAAAGTCTAGAGTAATATTTACCCAACGAATTGGAAGTTTACACCCGAATGATGTGCTATTTGGTGTGGTAAAGACTGTATTTCCAGAACCACGAATAGTTAACCACTTACTTGGACCAGTTCCAGGTGCGGTCTTCTTTGGTCTAACAAGTTCAAACTCTCCATCCCCAAATTGAATAGTATCACCACTTATAACAATGCTAAGTGCTTTCTGTGCTGTTCTAAATGGAGCAGAAATACCATCATTAGAATCATTACCAGTAAGTTCAACTTTATATACTTTTCCAACGTAAGTCTTTTCGAGAACTAAATTGTGAATGCCCAACTTTGAGACAAGTAATGGTTCAAGATATGAAGATAAATTTTCATATCCTTTCTTTGGACCCACTGAATATGGTTCATCAAAAACCAATTCTGATCCATCATTTGCAATAACTTTTGCAGATACAGTAATTGCATCTCCAGGTAACAGAGTATCAAAATCAAAGTCAAAAGAATATTCTTCAATCTTTGTCTTTTGATTTCCTCTAGTTTCGGTAATTACATGTGAAGTTGTGGTATCACCTTGCTTAACTGTATACTGAACTTCTTTAATTCCATCTTTATGATAAGCAACCAGACCAATCTGTTGCATACCATCTAACACCTCGTTTGGAACTCTTGCCCATCTTGCTATCGGTTTGATGTGTGACATACTTTCTCCTTTATAGTATTTATAAAGAAACAACCCCCATTTCTGAGGGTTGTCGGACCTGAGATGCTATCTCAAGTGGGGTATGTTATATATTTATATTAGCGGCGACGGCGACCCATCAGACCCGCCATACCAAGAAGAGCAATTGCCCCAGGAGCAGGAGCGGAAAGAACAAACGCACCCCCTGCGGTATTACCGATGAATGTAGGAAGTGGTCGCCAATCTCCCCACTTGTTCTGTGCATTTTCATCAGTAAACCAGAAGTCTTGAACATTCTGACCCTGCGACCAAACAAATTGATCACCAGCAGCATCATTGAGTTGTGCTCCAATGTTCATAAAGTATGAACCTGAAGTAATCTGGAATGAAATTGGAACATAAAACTCATAGATTGCTTCACCAAAGAAATTAGTTTCTCCAGTTGCAGTCGCAGTAATGTTTTCCAAATCAATAAATTGATTTGTAACTTGTGTTTCAAAGTCTGTATTCCAAACAACGATCTGGAAACAATCAACATTTGAAAGACCCTGACCATTGAAACCATTCATAGAACCCCACCACTTCAATGAAGAAGTTGTGTATGAATCCTCAAGTTCAAATCCCTGAGCACCACTCTGTGCATAAGTATATGCACCCTTTGATTCAAATGCATCAGAATAGAATCCAACAGTATCAACTACTGGATTGTTAACAACGATGAAATCTGCCATTGCCTCAGCACCAAACATTACGGTTGCTACGATACTTGCCATTACATTCTTAATCATATTTTTCTCCATGATCCCCCAACGAGGGGGAGTTTTTAGTATTATACCATAATTATATTTATTGTCAAGTTGTAAGATCAACTAATTCGCATTTGTCGCCACTACATGCGAATGTTTGTGTGCCTACAGTCTTATCTTCCTTCTCATAGTTCTTTAGAAGCGACCAATCTACATTTTTAGGCATTTCTACAGACAAAGCAGTATATGCAATCTTGGTGCAGTCTTGATATGGTGCTTGACGATAAGAGTGATCTGAGTGTGGTAAGAATGAAATACCACTAATCTCATCAAAGTGTTTATATACCCATGCACCAACTTCCATCCATTCATGCTCCTTAACAGTTACTGTGATTGATGGTTTATGCTCACACCAATGACGTTGATATGTCAACCACAATTCAAGATGTTCGATTGCAGTCAAATCGTTACGAGTAATTGAACCAACTGCCTTCATTGGGAATGAGAATACCATCGTATGATCTGGTTTCATTACGCATGGTTCTGCGGGGAATCCAAGATCAATCATCATCTGACAGAGTGGATCCTTTCGATCAGCACGAACTGTACGAATATAATATTCACTGTGACGAGCATGAATACCAGACGCAGCATCCGTGAGTTGAGAAACTGTACCAGATGGTTTGACACAAGTAATGGCAGCTGCGGGATTAATGCCAATCTTTTCTGCCCATTCCTTGTTTGTATCTACTGCTACTTTCTTGAGATCTTCAAGAACTCCAGACAATAAACGATGATCTTTACTACCCATGAGTGGATTGTCAAGAATACCAGTAAGGGAAACGCCAAGAAGTGCTTCCTCTTGACAATTCTTTTTCCATTCTGATGAAAGATATGGGAAGTGAGTAAGTGACGCTTGCCATGTTCCCAAAATAGATGCTAAACGAACTTTACGAGCAATCGAATCTTGAGTATCGTTTGGACGAATTATAACTTCAGTGAGGTTACAAAATTCACGATCACGAAGAATAATCTCAGAGCAAGGGTTTGTACCAAACTCATAAGATGAGTCACGACGTTCTCCAAGTTTCGATACAGTTTTGCGACAAGCATCCCGATTAAAAATACCACGCTCTCCACTTTTTGATTTATATAGTGAAACCCACTCATCCATGAACACTCCTATTTCTGGTTTCTCTTTATACGCGACCGAGTTGTTTGCGAGTGCTCTTTGTGGATTTTCGTTCCACCAAGCACCAGACTTGGCATCTCGCATCCTTTCATCTGTGAGATTGGATAGGCTAATAAGAGCAGATCTACGGACTCCTCCAACCACGACAATCTCCGCAATCTTACAAACGATATCGTGACATTCGATTGAGTTGAGTTTTCTCCCCGCTGCTCTCTTAAAAGTGTCAACTGTGAATTTGAAGAGATCTTCAAGAGGTCTTGGTCCTGAAGCTCTCCCTCCAAAGGTTTTAAGTCTCGCGCCAGCAGCACGAACTTTTGATACATCCCATTTTGGTACTTGACCTCCAATGAGAAGGGAGATAAGTTCTTTATAAGCCTTAGCCCAACCAGCCTTGCTATCTTCCACAATGATCGTGGTATCGCTAGGACTGAAATGTTCAGCGATTGTAGGAAGTTTTTCAACATATTGTCTCTCCACGGAGAATCCTACACCAGTTCCACACATAAGAATGTATAGGATTTCATCAAATGCTCGTACACGATTTATCGCAACATACGAACAATTATATCCTGCTGTATTATCACGACGAAGTGCTTCTCCTGATGTCATCAACGCTCTCATGCTTGGCATGATTTCTAGATTAAGAACTGCGTTTTCAAGTTCAGAGCGAAGTTCTGGAGAAACATTGTAACTATTTTGTTCCTTTAATTGAACTTCAAAAAAATCAAAATATCTTTTGACTGTCTCTTCCCAAGATTCTCTACGCTTTTCCTTCTCAATCCATCTTGCGTATCGTGAAGTATGGATAAATTTTTGATAATCTGACGGCAATTCTTTCATAACAACTCCTTTAAATCGGTATCTTATGTATTCGATGTGAGAACACTCCAGGATTCAGGAAACAAAGATTCAATTATACTTCCAATACCCTTTGCATATTCCTGAACTTCCCATTGTGCATGTGGATCTATTCTTTGCTTGTAAACGCGAGCATATGCTGGTAGAGATCCTGTCCACCACCACTCTGTATAGACTCCCTGTGGTAAAACAAATCTTGCTTGTTCGGGTGCTACTCCTGCTTCTAACAAATTATTGTATGCTTCAATCGCAGACTCAGCAGAATCACGATAGATCTTATCAATTGTAAGTTTTACCTTTGGATCTTGAATAAAATCTTCTGATCCTTGCTTCGCTCCATTTGTTGGTTTACCACGAAAAAATGGATAATAAAGATCAGGTTCATATGAAACATATCTGCGAGAGATTTCGTTCTCTGTAAATCCAACCTTATGTTTAAAAAGTTGTGTACGAATTGAAATCGGTGCTTTGATTCGTAAAGTAATAGATGTATGTGCGAATGGAGTCCAATGATTATGATCTGCGAGATATTTTACAAGTTTAGAATCTTTTGCCGAAAGAACATGTCCATTATCCCATTCACTTTCCTTATTGAAAGAAACTCTTGCCGCATTGACTACAGTCAAATCAGTACCCATGTGGTCAACATACTCAACAAAACCAGCATCAAGAATTGTAATTCTTTCAGTTTTCATTTTAAAACTCCTTCAAAAAATCTGATGTTTCTCCAAGAACTCTTTTAATTTGATTTGTAGCAAACTCAATAAATTTTGGATTATCTTTTACACACTTACATATTTTAATATAATTTTCCCAGTCATTCATATCAAATGAATCATAGTCTAATTCTCTTGAATGTTTTACAAAGTTTTCAAGATACGACTTCATTCCAAGAGGATCTTGTTTGGTTGTTTTCTTTTTCTTAATCCACTCAGTTTCTGCTTCATATTCATCATCAAATATTTGAGTGAATTTTTGATAAGACATTTGTTTTTTAATTATAATTTCAGACAATTCTTCCAAAAATTTCTTGTTATCTTCATGCCAATAATTAAATTTCATACCTTCTGATTCTGTAAATGTTTTAGCATAATCCACAGCACGATAAAACAATTCTTTATCTTGTTCTCGAACATATTCTGAAAATTTAAAATGGAATTCAACAATTCCGGTAAGAACAGCAAAATCATCTTCTGAAATATTCATTAACATTTTCTCCATGAATTAAATGCCAACATAGCAGCAGCACCACTGAATGTATTAGAGGTTATTATATCCACAACATCTAGACCATTCAAGACCATATCATTTATATCTTTATCTTTTATAGTTTTTGGAAAAATACATATTTTTTCATTTTTCTCTATTAATTGTTTTCCCACATCCACAACATTTTTATTTCTAGGCTCATTATCCAAAACAAACACAAGATCTTGATTCTGTAATTTTTCCCTGACCTCTAGAAAATTTCCTACGCCCAAGGTAGCGATGGCATTGGGGAGAAACATACTGTCGATTGGACCCTCTACAACAAAGATTCCCTTGCTCTTATTTAACTTATCAAAACCATAAGTTAATTTTATATTTTCATTTCTCTTAAGTGTGATGTATTTTGGTTTAACATTTCCAAGAGATCTTCCTTGAACTCCTATAAGTTTATTGTGTTCGTCGTATATTGGAATTATAATTCTTTTATCATTCAATAGATTATAATCTGAATTTAATTGTTTGGCATATTGTCCAAACAATTCAGTATATCCAATCTTTCTATTTTCGTATGGTATTTTTCTTTTTTCTAAAAATATTCTTGCTTCATGATTTTCTGGTAGATCTTCAATTTTATCGTATGGAGGATCAGCAGAAAAAGAAAAAGAGTTATTTGTTTTTGGTATCACTTCTTCTTGTGGATTTTTATCTTTGAATTGTTCCAAACAATATTGCTGAAACAATGGAGGAGACATTATTTCAAGAAATTTATAAATGTTATAAGATGCTCCACAATTATGACACTTGAAAAAGTAAGTATTATCTGATGAGAAAAAATACCCTCTTGCCTTGTTCTTATTTAATTCAGAGTCACCACAAATTGGACAACGGCAGTTTGCCAAATTGCCTTTCTTCCACTTGAATTTTTCAAGTGAAGATGAAACTAAATTGATATACTTTTTATCAAGATAAAGAGACATTAAAACTTCCAATCATCAGTCTTTGTTTTTTTATCTTTAGGTGGGACTGTAGATATGGTTATCAAATTTGTTGGTTGTGTGGTTTTAATATCAAACACTTTCATCTTAGCTCTGTTGATTCCCAACAAGAATTTTCTGTTACTAGCAGTATCATTGTAACGATTCTTCAATTGTTTCACCATGATTTGATTCATCTCTGCTAGTTCATCGGTAGAAATAAGAGCAAACATGAAGTCAGCAGTGGCAGGAAGACCAAAGGATTCAGATGTATCCTCAAGACCAACATCTGAATTTGAATATCCAGATCGTGTAGTTTGAGTAGCACTGAATATAGGAACATTATATTCTACTGCCAATCCTCGAAGTTCTTCGGCAATAGATTTGATGTAAGTATAAGAATTAATATTATTACCGTTTTTGAGTCTTGCTGAAGCACAAATGTTTAGATAATCAATAAAGATTACATCAGGTTTAAATTTTCTCTTCAACCACAACTCATCCAACAAAAATCTAAAATGATTAACATTTGCTGTGGCAGTTGGATATTCTTTAATGATAAGTTTACCCGTAACACCAGCACTCAAATTATTAATTTTCTTTTCATACACAGTCTTTGGAAGTTCTTTCAAACTATCCAAAGTAACATCAAGAAGATTCGCATCAATTCTTTCAGCGATTCTTTCTTCTGCCATCTCACATGTAATGTAAAGAACATTTTGATTCTGCTTCAAACAATTGGCAGCATGGTGACACAGGAATAGTGATTTACCAACACCAGTTCCTGCCATGACAATATTAAGAGTTTTAGCAGGAGTTCCACCATTTGTAATTTGATTGAATGGTTCCAAATCAAATGGAATCTTCTTTTCTATTGTGTGGTAGAAATCGTATCGCTTCTCATAGTCTTCAATATAATCGTGACCAATATGAACATCAAAGGAGACTGCTAGTGCCTTTGATAAAATATCTGGAATAGACCCTTGTGATTGTTGAGATTTACCATCAATGATTTGAATCGACTCCATGATGGCATTGTATACTGCCTTTTCTTTACAGAAACTTTCCGTTTCATTGACCAACCATTCGATGTCTGACGATTCTTGATTGTTTGATATTTCCTCAATGATAAGTGAGACACGCTTTAGTTCCTCTTGAGTGATTGATTTGTTTTTATCAAGAATAATATACAATGCTTCCTTTGTCGGAAGATTATTATATTTCTGTATAAAATCATGAATTGTTTCAAAAACAAATCTCATGGACCTATCATGAAAATACTCCCTCTTGATAAAGGGAGTAACTTTTCGTGAATAAGTTTCGTTTCTCAGAAGATTATGTAGTATAATTTTTTCAACATCTGTCATTCTTCATCAACCTCAGTTTTGGTTTCTCCACCATAACTGAATTCATTATACACTGCTTTATCTAACTGTTCAAGCACATCTTTGGTAAAATACTTTTCTGGATTCTCATAAATTGTTTTTTCAAAAACTTTTGATCCGTCTGGAAGTTCAATTCTTGTAGAATTTTTCTTAAAGACACCAGAGTTTACAGCAATATCTACCAGACCATAGTATGAATCAAGACCCGTTTCATAATTTAGACGAAGATCTACCATACTATTTTCTTTTGTAAATCTACCTTTGTAAAGTTTACAATGAATAATATTTCCAACAACTTCACCATCTGAATTTTTATCTTTTCTCTTTGAGAGGTAAAGAATTGTAGAAGCAGCATATTTCAATCCTTGACCACCAGCAAGTTCTGCTGTTGGGAACATACCCATCGACTGATAAGTATGATTTGTCATGAGAAGAGGAATCTTTGCGATACCAAGTTTTACAGTCAAGACTCTAAATGTTGCTTTAATAATTTGAGCACGAGTCATATCCTTGGTATCTTTGCCTTCAGCAGTATCTGCCATTTCTTTAGAAGTTGACAACATGCCAAGAGAATCAAGAACAATAAATGTTGGTTTCTGATCTTGCTTTGGCAATGCAAGATACTTATCTACAATTGTAATTGCCTGATGTCTGAATTCTTCTACTGTTGATACTGGGAAAACAGCAATTCGTTTTGGATCGATTCCACGATTCTTAAACATATCAGAAGTTACTGCTTGTTCAGAATCAAAGTAAAGAACAACAGCATCAGGATTGTCTCGCAAAAACTTAGAAACAATTCCAAGAGCAATATAAGTTTTACCTGTAGAAGATTCACCTGCAAGAGCAGTGATTTTGTTATTTGGCATTCCATTATAAATTGAAGCAGACAAAAGTCCGTTCAACATATAACAACCAGTATCAACGAAACCAGCAACATCACTTCCATCAAGACCATCTGAAACTAAAGAAGCATACTTATTACCTGACGACTTAACCATAGAAGTTAAAAATTCACTCATAATATTTCCTTTACCCAAATAGGGATTCTAGTGTATTTCTCTTTTCAGTTGACCAACCAATAGTATCTAGAATGGAAGTCAACGGATCTATAAACGATTTCTCAAATTGTGTTTTAAAATCAATAAACTCATGAAGTCCAAATTCCTTTGGAAGAATATTTGGAAAAGATATAATTTGGTCTTCTCCACGAACACCACCCAATGGATTTGGTTTTTTAAGATGAAGATATTTAATTTTATCTCCCTCCATGACTTCTTTGTATTTTTTATCAATCCTATACTTTTTAATATAGTGATTATAAATCAGTGATCCCTTGACCGCAATAGGTGTTGATTTTTTGTATATTGTAGTCTTATCAGAATACTTATCCATTCCGTGAACACTTCTAGGGAAAGCAATTTGTTCTGGAGATAATGAATAGAATTCTTTTCTACATTTCTCTACAAAACCAATCATATCTAATTCTTCACCATTCATAGTGATATGAATTGCTTGCTTTAAATATTTTCTAACACATTCTGGAGTTGAACTGCGAGTAGTTTCAATACCCATAATTTTTAGTTTTGGTTCTGAATATCGAACACCTTCAGAATCCAAAACATTCAACATGTATCTCTTCTTAGCAGTCCAAATTCCCTTATCCGCAATTACTTCTCTGCCCATTTGCATTTTGTTTTCATAGGCATTCATAATTTTGGCAAGTTCTTTAAACTTTTTCTCAATGAATGGAAGAATTATTTTCTCAGAACAGTTGTCTAAATAATCTGCTTTTTTCTTTGTTGATTCGTTTGGAACAAACTTTTGAATCAATTCATTGAGATTTAGATATACCGAGTCTGTGTCTGAAGCAATCACATAATCAACATCTACTGTGCCGACAGTCTGATTTATAAATTCATTGAGTTTATTTCCAATCCATTGAATAGACAACTGACCCGACAGAGTAATTGCCTCTGCGAGTTCAGTTGAATAATATCTGAAGTATTCGTTTCCTATAGCACCATAAGCAGAATTCAATTGAATTTTTCTAACCAACTGAAAGTTGTGATATTTCGAAACATCAAGTTCCAATTGGTGCTTAAGTGCTAGAAGTTGTTCATTTGTAAGTTTAGAATAGTCACTCATCAAATAGATTATATACTAAAATTATTTTAGTGTCAAGAGATACTTGGTTGTATTTACAACAGACAACATCTCATCACGAATATTTAAAAGTTCAGTATCGTCTTCTGAAATATCGCTAGTTAATTCAGTTTTAAGATAATTTTCAAAATAATTTAGAACAGGCATTGGATGTGATTTTTCATATCCATGAAGAGTTATACTTCTCTCTTGTTCTGTATCTTTTCCATATTTACCCATATAGGTTTCAATAAAGGAATCAATAAGTGGGTCTAACATTTCATATGCCTTACCAAGTGCCTTGTGTTCAGCATATGATGGTGTTTGCCAGTGATGTATGCGAAGTTGATTTTGAAGTGTTAAAAATTTAGAAATACATTCCATATTAATATCCTTTATTATATTTATATGTTTTGTTTCCACACTCCGTCAACAATTATACCGCAATCTGGAATATTATCAGGATTAACCTTTTCTACAGAATAACACTGTGTTAATTTCATACAAGATCTAATTTTATTAAGACTCTCACATTCATCTACCGCATTTGTTTTCTTTTTAAACACAAGAATACCCTTACGGGGTTCTCCCGAAGGGTCTTTCATATTATCCATCACAAAATTGTCTTTATCAGTAACTATTCCATACATTTATAATAATCCATTCTCTTCATCGAAGCGAGTGATCGCTTCCAGAGCGTATTTGCTTACTTGACTACGAAGTTCCACAATCTCAGCATATGCCTCTGAAATTGTACGAATTACATCAGGTGGCAGATCTTGCCTTTTGCTCAAAACGCGAAGTTCATAGGCAATGTCTTTCATGCTTCATTTCCAACAGGAGTTTTCTTTTGCTCTTGTTCATTCTTACGCTTCTTAATTTCTTGAATCACCCTTTCAATGGGAATGGTGGGAATCGAACCCACACGATCAATTGATCGACAGATTTTAAGTCTGTTGCGTCTGCCTGTTCCGCCACAATCCCGAACTACCCCGCCTAGATTCGAACTAGGAAAAAGAGAACCAAAGTCTCCTGTGATACCGTTTCACCACGGGGTATTAAAACACATTACTTGCAAGTGCGTACATTGCAATACCACTTGCGGTCCCTACATTCAGACTCCTTACACTTCCATACTGCTTAATATACAGTATGTGGTCACAGATGTCAAGGATTTCTGTTGGAAGACCGACTTGTTCTTGACCAAATGCTAGAACATAATGTGTATTTGTATTCCATGAAAATTCATCAATCGCAGAAGCACCTGGCACATTATCTATGCCAATAACTCGTACTGTTCCGTATGTACCTCGAATGATCTTGATTCTTTCTTCAAGTTCAGAAAATGTTCGGGTATGTACAAAGTTTGTATAATGATGTGTACCGACAGTGCCGCGACGATCATATTGCTTAGATCCGTAAAGAATTACTTGCTTTGCGAGAAACGCATTCGAGTTGCGAATGACTGTAGCAATATTGAAATCATTGTAAAGATTGCTACAAAGCACGGTAAAATTATTCCGCTTTGAATCCAGATCCGCAATGATTGCTTCATGCTTCCAATAGTGGTAGTGGTCAATCACGTTCCTCGTTTCCATACTGCGTATTATACCACAAATACTCTTAATGTCAATACCTAAATCAGATGATCTTTGTCAGATCTAAAATTTGCTCTTTCTTTATAAAAAGTTCTTGGTTCTTTCTCATTTTTCTCTATCCATTTTTTATTCCAATATTTGTTTCTTTCTACATACAAAGAATTATCAGCACTTGGTAAACTTTCATCAATTTTCCAATCTCCGTGAATTGAATTTATATGTATTGGAATTATTTGTGCTAATGGTGGCCACATATTCTTTCTAAATTCAAATTTCACATTTTCACATGTGAAAATTATATTTGTCCAAATATCTGCTGGCATCCAATCAGTTTCCAAATAACCAGATTGAATATACCAAGGTCTTGAATGATGCTCATGAAAATTAATTGGATTTGTAATTAACAATCCCCAATTCTTGGGTGTTCTAAAACTTCTTCCAGTCCATAGTTGTATCATATTTTTAGATGCTGTACTAAAAGAAATCTTTGATTGTGATCTTGGATATGGATATTCGGGTGCTTTGTCTTTATAAATTTCATTATATGCGTTTAGATCATCATTTCTATATTCTTCCAAAAGTGTATAATCCCATTTCCCATTTCCCAAATAAGTAACATCAAAATCTATGGCAGGAAATATCCACCAACCCATTGAATTTGCTGATGTAAATGGACCACAAAATTTATAAGCACCATCATCCCATAGATTCTCATCAGATCCGTTACTTGAATTTAATTTTTTATTTGCCCTTTCTAAAGAAATTCCTTGAGTCGGATTAATTTTTAACATCTCTAGTTTAAAACTTTCAGACTCTTTTTCGTTTTTAAAACCAAAAAATGGACAACCCATCATAAACCTCTCCTCTTCAATTCAGCATCAATTTCTTCAAGTTGCTTTTTAGTATCAATCATTTTGTTCTTGAACATCTTACGATCTTTATACATGTTACTCATAAGTTCAGAAAGAAATCCCTTATGCTTCTTAGTGTAAGTTGTACCGTTCGCCGCAATTGATAAATCTTTATCTTTAAATTGTTTCAAGAATGTATTTGATACTTCTCCTGATTTTAGAATGCCTTCAGGTGATATCATTCCACGCATACCATCGTCTGTTAGTGTTTCAGGAGAAATATTATACTGCATTATAAGATGCGGATATAGAGAATTCAAGTCAAAACTTACAACCCAATTGTGCAATCCTACAATTGGTTCTTTTACATATGCCCCAGCATATTGCTCATTTTTCTTTTCTCTCTTCTTTGGAGGTATTACGATACCTTTCTCTGAGAGATAATTGTATATAATAACATCCCACGTTCTTACCTGAGAAAATACATCTTGATAATTCACTCCTGCTGAATATGCAAGAGCAATCGCAAGTTCCATCAGTTTAAGTTTCTCTTCAAGTTTCTGAACAAGTTCAACATCTCGAATATTATATTCAATAAACTTTTGAAAATCTTTCTTGTAGAATTCAGTAATACTTTCATATTCAGAGTAAGAAAGTTTCTTTTCTCCAAGTTCAACATATGAAATATGATTTAGACTATATGACTCTTGATTTACATAAGTAAATGTTTTGTATAACTCATAATAGTCGAGAATAGAAATTCCAATCAAATCATAAGAAACTTCTTCTTTGCCATTTCGAGTGACATACTTATCTTTAATAATACCCCAAGGAGAAAGAATTTTCATTTGCTTTCTTCCCAAAATTTTAGTAATACGTTTTACCAAATATGGAATATCAAAAAAACGAATGTTCCATCCTGTTAAGACATCAGGATAATTATCTGAAAAATATTTAACAAATGCTTTGAGAAGTTCTGATTCTTCTTGAAACTCAAATACTTTTATGTTTTCTTTTGTATTGAACATTCCCAAACAAAATGTTGCCTTGCCATGTTTGGTAGATGTAACCGAGATCGCAAGAACTTCCTCATTTGGATCTTCGATTGATGGAAAACCATTTTCAGAAGCAGTCTCAATATCAAGATACATTATATCAATATTAGATTGATTATAAGATACATTTGTACCATAATGTTTATTGATAAACTGATATTCTGAATTAATATCACCATGAATCTTAAATCCAGGAATAGAAGAATATTTCTCTTTGAACTCTTTGTAAGATTCATAAGAATCAAATGTCATTTCCGAAAGAGATTCGCCATCAATTGATTTGTAATCTGTTTGTTTGTTTGATGAAATAAACAGAGAAGGTGTGAACTTCTCCGTTATATACTCTTTAGATCCATCTTCTTTTCTTTCAGATATAAGAATGGAATCAAAATTATAATAAATGTTAGTATAGAAATTAGTCATTTATTTTTACAAAAGGTTTAGCAGAAATATTATTTTGATGTTCTGTAAATTTATTTCCTTCTTTATCAGACCCTCTCAAATAATCTCTCTGACCCTTTCCACCATTTGTTCTAAGAGTAGCATTATAATTTGATCTAGAATCAGCATACTCCATATACTTAACTAACATTTCAGGATTACTTGAAAGATGCCTATACTCTGCGTCAAAACTTTCAAGGTAATTTCGTGGATATGTAAAGAAAGAACATATTGGTTCGTCTTTTTCAAAGACAACTTCATAGTTTGGTTCTGTTATTTTCCAATTCATTGTAAATGTAAAGTTTAACCAATCAGTTTCTACAACACCTTCAAGTGCTGTTATTCCTCTCTTTGGATTGTTTGCTGGACCTTTTACATATAAATTATGACCAGGATCTGTTCTTATAATAAACCCAAGATTAAAAGTTACAATTCCTGTGCCAAAGTGAGTAACAGCATGGTCGAATGGTTTATTTCCGTCAGGAAGATTTTCATATTCTACCTGAACATCTTTGATTTCTTTTCCACCATTCCATACTGCTTTAAATTTATTTGAATTCAATACAGTCCATCCAAAACCATTCGCAATAGTCAATGGCAAACAACGATAGGCAAAACCATTCCAAGTTTCATCCATCCATTTTCTTTTTTTGTCTGGCATCTCAATTGTCATTGGATTTGAAATTGAATATGCTATAATTTTCATTTTGATTTATCCTGAATAAATGCCGCAAGAAGAATAGAATAATTGATCAAATCCAATAAAGTATCTTGTACACCTTCGTCTTCTACAACTAACTTTCCCTTATTAGCAAATGTGGAAAGTCTTGACATTTTATCTGTCATGCGAACCAAAAATGCTTGTTCGGTTGAACATATTCCCATTGCTTCTGTTCTTCTAAAGTTAGCAAATGGATCAGATCCACCACCAGCATAGTCTGAATTTTTCTTTTTCATTATATCTAAAGCATTTTTACACATTGTAGTATGTAAAGAAAAAAGTTCATCACGAGTCATATTATTCTCCAAAAAGATTCTCTAGTGTAGCAGATTTGTATGATAAGTCAAATCCATTCTTTGAAAAACACCAAATATTTTCAATAAATGTTGTAAGTAAATGTTTGTTCAAGTCTGATGCTTTGATATTTTTTGGTCTTTGTTTTATACGCATTCCAATTTGACCGTCAAATATACCACCAAGAGATATGATATGATCTACCATTTGATCACAAGTTTTGTGTCTTCCACTTTTAACTGTTGGGTCCATGATATT